TTGTCCATTGACTACACTTATTGCATCACAAACTTGAAAGTTTCCTACTATTGGTTCTTTACCTATATATGACATATTATAATGCTTCTATTTCTGCATCAGTTAATCCTAATGCTTTTAATTTGTTTTGTGCAGATATTTTATCATTTTGTTTTTGTTTTTCAGCATCTTTAAGTTCTTGAATCTTTGCATTTACTTCTTCTTCAGACGGCATAGTAGCACCCTCTTTGATAATTTTTATATATTTATATTGCATTCTTTCATTGTCAGGAATTTTGTTGCCATCTTCATCGTGTGTTTCCCAACCATACCACATACCACCATTGAATGTTGTAAGTGCATCTTGTAAATAATCTCTTGCCATAATTTATCTCCTACGTATCTCCCAATCTTATAAATGTAAAACCAGTTGAGGTGTTATCAGTTGCTCCAGCAAACTGTGAACCACTCGCAATACTACCAATAGCAAATTTAACTTTTACTTGTGAAACATCAGTAACATCAACTAAAGTAGTTGCAGTCACGTGAGTATTACTACCGCTTGGTGATCCATCATTTCCGTATGCGTGAAGATTATAATTAGAGCCATTATCCGCAGTTACATATATCATTAAACTTATATTATCTCCGCCACTTGCAATAGTTCCTGTACCAAAAGCTTTAACTAAATAAATTCCTGTAAGAGGAAATGTAAATATACCAGAACTTACTGACATTTGATTATCTGTCATTCCAGCTTGTGCAGTATTATCAACTCTTTCAAGGTTTGAAGAAACAGGGTCTGTATTTGATGTAACATTTGATGTAATTCTAAATTGGTCAGCAACTGTAATACCACCACCACCGACTAAACTTGCATCTAATCTTTTTAAAACTCCAGCATCACTAATTAAAAATTCATCTGTATCTGCTGGTGCAGTTGCTAAAGCATCAAAACCTGAAATAGCAGTATCGCCAATGTGTGTTGAATTAATTATGTCTGCCGCAATATCTGAACTTGTTAAAGGTGCAGTTGTTGGAGTTTTACCAATATAAGCCATCTATTACTCCTATGTTATTTCTAGGATTGATAATGTTGCGTCTATTTTAGCTGAAACTGAACAATCTATTTTTAATACATCAGTTGCTTGTAGAACAACTTTACCGCCTGTTAAAAGTTCTAAAGATGACCCAGCAGGAATACTTACATCTTTTGCTACGAAAACTGTTTCGTTTGTTTCTGTGTCTGAAGTATCTGATTCTATTTTTACACTTGCTGTTACTGCGGCTGTGTGAATATTACAAAGCACTAAGCCAATAACAACTGTTGTTGTAGATGATTTTCCTGTGTAAAGTGTTAAAGGTGTTCCAGCACTTGCTGGCATCGCACCATTTGTTTTAACTTTAAAAGTATTTGCCATTTATTCTCCTTATCCTAATGCTATTGCTAATGGTAAAGCATTTGGGTCTGTTTCTGATATAGTTCCTGTAACTGACATATTACTTGATATTGCATTTGAAGATATATCAATTTCAAATAATTCTACATTGTCAGAGCCATCATTAATTTTGACTTTTAATTTTCCTGATGTGCCTGAATCTACCCAAATCGTGCCTTGTGCAACTGAACCCGGTGCAGAACTTCCAACGTGCTGAGTATTCAATGCACCTAATATATTATTCAGTTCTGTTCTGAAACTTGCGAAACCCTGATTTGCTAAAACTACATCTGATACTTGACTCATATATTCCTTTTATTTTATTTTTACTAAGATTTCAAGCCATGTCCTACAACTTGATAATCAAATGTTCTGCTTATCCCAACATTACTACTATTATAAAATTGAATTGTAAAGCCAGTTTTTGACTTACTTGTAATTTGGTAATAATCTCCTGTTTGTAATCCTTGTGCCGATATACCTATTGATGGAGTTGCAAAAAAAGCATTAGTAAATATTATGCTTGTTCCTGACGCACTTGAAACTACATCTTCTCCTGACTCTGTCCTTTTTTCCATATTTACTTTAAATTGCAATTCGTGAACTTTTGCTCTCACTTTGTTATCTTCACTTGTTATCTTACATCTAAATTTAAAAAATCTACCTTTAATGGTGCTTTGTTGTGCAATTTTTTGAAAGGTAGTTATATTGGCTAGACTAGAGTCATCAAAACCAACTTGAACTTCTGCACCACATTGTATCTCAGGTGAACCATCAAAAGGTGCTTTTGCATCTTCAAATAATGTAGCACCTCTACCTGAATCAAATAGATCGTACTCATCTTCTGAACTCATACTAGCAACTGCACCTAAATTAGTGTCATATACAGCGTCTAATGATAATGTGTTTGCAAAATCATAAAATCCTGATGATTGAATATTTGCTGTAAAATTTGTTGGATTAGATGTAGAGTCTGTGCCACCTAAATCAAATACACCCTCTGCTGAATCAATATTACCAACTAAACTATCAACTTGTGTAATAGTATCTAAAATCAATACTTTTCTACCAGCATTATCTTCTGATATTGCAACATTACTATCTCTTGTTCCTAAAAAATCAGCCATTATTCACTCACAGTTAAAACATTTGTAAAATTTTGTAATCCTGAAATGTTAGTAGATACAATAGATTCGTTAGCTGAACTGTTACCTAATTTATCTACAGCTTTTATGCAAAAACTTCCTGTTACTGCATTCACAACTAAAGCATTTGATTTTCTTCTTACAACTTTTGCAAGAGGTGTACTTTCATTCCAAGTTGCACCACTTGTAACATTTTGAAACCTAACTTCATACCAAGAAATATCTAAATCTGTTACAGGAGTCCAAGATAACTCCATCTGATTAGAACCTACTAAACTTACTGATAAATCTGTTACATCTGAAGGAGTATCAGTTGCACCAACTACTAAATGTGTTGCTGAGGTAAACGTAGAATTTACCCCAAAACTATTTATTGCTTTTACCCTCACGTTATATGAAGCACCATCAATTACATTTAAAAATTCGTGATTAAGCTGTGTTCCAACAGAAATTATTTTAAAATCTGATTCAGTACTTAATTTTGCTTCTACTTGATAATTAGAAACAAAAGAATCTGGACTAGCTCCTATTGCTATATTTAATCTTGTTATTGTAATACCATCTGCATATTCAATCATTTCATCTGTTAATGTAACTGAGGCTGGTGGTTGTATAACAAAAGGATTAGGTAAACTTGTAGAAGGAGTTGATGAAACTTCTCCTTTTGTTGCAAAAGTATAATGACTATCTTGGTGTTCAACAAGTTGTAAAGTGATTGTGTAATCTTCATTAAAAGTCATTTCAATTACTCTGAACGCTTTATTTGTAAATCCTAAAGATACTAAACTAATATTAACTATATCTCCAATATGTAATTGGTAAGAATTGAATCCTGTAATTATTGAAAGGCCTAAAGATTCTCTACTACGTCTTAAAATAATTTCAGCCATCTCTTCTGCCTGATACGGACTGGTAAGTGTCTTAAAGTCAAATTTTCCTTCTAGAAGAAAGCCTCCATCAACATTTTTCATTGTTGCGTGTTTATCTGCAGTTGCTAAACTGCTATCATCTGTTGGAGGAAAAGTTATTTGATCTGCTTGAAAGTTACGATCTGGATTTATAAATGTTGCAATAACTCTATTATATTTTGTATTTTTTGTTGGAGACACTAAAGAGTAACCACCAATAATATCATCTTCATCTAAAGATACAGAAGCCGTACCAGTAGTTTCTATAACTATTTTGTATTTTCCTTGAACATAAGGTAAATATCCTCTACATCCTCTTAGTAATTCTCTTACATTATCAATAACTTTTTTTGATGTATCTAAAACTGCATTACAATCAAATAGATTAATATCACTACCGCCTGAGAATGGTGTTACTTGTGTATCACAAATTACGGAAGCGTCTCTAAAACTTTGTAAATTTATATTAGCAGTTGCAATACCTTTACCATATCGTTCGTTTCGTAAATAATCTAAAAGACAAAATGCTGGATTTGCTGAAAAAGAAGCAGTTTGTTCTGATAGGTCTGAAGCGAGTGTTACAATTTTTTTTCCTTTAACTTTAGCTTGAACAATAGGTATACCACCAAATATATCTTGATTCCATTTGAACTTAAGAGCTAGATAAGCTACTCCTGATAATTTATGATTTGTACCCCAGCTAGATAATGTAGATAATAAACTTGAAGCACTTTGTCCGTCTGTTCCTAAATGTGGTTCGACAGTGATGTATGAAACTCCATCTTTAAAAAAATTGCTATCTGAACTTGCGACTGTTCTTTGTGTATTGTCTGTTAAAGCACCACTAAATGTTACTATTTTATCATCAACTCTTATTTCTTCTATTGAATTTATTTCGCCTTCACATAATACTAAAGCTACATATAAAAACTCGTTATCACTACCTGAGGTAGATATAAATATCCTTGTGCCTCCAATCAGTCTTTCTCCATAAACTACTGGTATTGCGGCATTATTAGATTGTTTGTTTAATAATATTCCTCTTTCAGTTTCTTCAAAATCATTAGTACCAAAATCTGGAACGTCAGGATTTCTCATTGATCTTATAAATAACCAACCTACTACGAATACGCCTAAAGCTACAAAAGGATTTATATTTTTTAAAAAACTACTAGCTTTAACTGCTCGAAAAACTTTTGTTACAGATTTAAATACTTTTCTGATACTAAAACCCATTATTTTCTACCCCATTTTAAATCTAATACTGTTTGACTAGAAAAATCAAAACCAACGTCTGTACTAAAAAATCTTTGTTGTGAATTATTATTTGTATTTCTACCAGATCTTTTATCAAAATCTGCCCAATGTGAAACTATTGTTAAAATGACTGATGATTCAGTTTCAGTTTCGTCTATTTGAAATGTTTCTATGTTACCAGAATATAATAATATTGGGTCTGCTATTATTGCACTAGAAGTATCTAAAAAAGCTCTAAATATATCTACGCTATCATTAACAATATTTTCGTTTAAGCAAGTTGATATAAATGTTTGGTCTGCACCAGATAAAGCTAATGTTAAACTTGTTTTTGTTACATCTGTTTGTTCTGTGAATGATGGTATAGAAACTAAAAAAGATGAAGGTGTGTAAGTTACACTTGATCCTGATATTGATGAAGTAAGACTAAAACCATTGTCTGTAATATTGACTGGTGTTCCAAAACCAATAGTAATTAAATGTACTGGTCTGATTTCATTCGTCGCTAGTTCGTTTTTGACTGCCGTTGTTAATGTTCTCGTCATATTTCTCGTAAGTTGTTCTATTTATTTTCTCACTATTTTTTATCATAACATAACTGAAAGTTCCATCAGGAGTTTTATATTTTCCTAGATCATTTGTTGTAATGTTAATCTCGCTTTCATCGATAATTTTTTCAGCAATAACATCAACATTAATCCAATGTTTGACTAAATATTTAGTCATTATATTGCTTCTTCTACATCCAATTCAAATTTATATAATAAATTTCCATCTTTATCTGCCCCAACTGCACCAAACTCTTGAATATCATTTGTTAAATGAACTGTGAAAGGAACATTGTCATAAGTTACAACTGAGTTATCTGCAAGTGCAGTAATTAAAGGAGGCTCTATTGTTACTGTTGCCGCATTAGAAGAACTCGTTACATCTTCAACCACCATATATATTTTAGAGTGCGAGGCAAATTTTATATAATCACCAGCTTTGAATCTTCCAGCACTATCACTAGCAAAAGCGTCCATAGCAATAGTAGTATCTCCTACTGCGTGTACTCCATTTACTAAAACTGTTCCTGTTTCGTTGCCTCTTGCATCTTCTATCTCTGGTGGAATAATTGTAAAATTTTCTTTTCCTGATCTTTGTTTCATTATAAAGGCCATAAGCTCTCCATAAACATCTGATCTTTTTCCTGTTATTATTCTTGCTGTAAATCCAAATCTTTGGTTATTTATTTGTCTTGAAAGTTTTTTACCAGATAAAGATTTAGATATAATAGTATTCTGAATAGATTGAATACCCATAGTTTCAAATTTAGCATTAGATATAGGAAAAGCACCTGACATTATACTATTTCTCCTCTACCTTTTTCAGCTAAAGCATTATTAATAATTGATGTGATAGTTCCTCTATTTTCTACTAGAGCTTCATCAAAACCTCTTGAATCTATTGTGTTGATAGTAAAGTTAACATTAACACTACCTCCACCCAAACCTCTAGCCGATTGTGTAATCTGTCCTGAACTATTTGGAATAAATAATTCTGCACCTTGTTCTCCAACTACTGTTGGTTGTCCTTTTGATACTGCACCACCTTTTGCCATAAACCCTAAAAACCCTAAAGGATTTCCAGACATTAACATAGCAAAACCTTGTCTTTTATTTTGTTCTTTTTGATTTTTATTTTGTTTTTCTTTTTCTGCAGTAATTTGTTTTTCAATACCTAATTTTGTAAGAAGAGCAACTATGGTTGTATTTTCTAAAGCTATCTGTAAAGCTATTTTTAATGCTATCTCTACCATTGCTGAA